CCTAAATACTTTGCTGGGGAAGTTGACAGCACAGGAAAACAAAAATTTACAGCTGAAGATTTAACAAAAAAGAAAACAGAAACAACTGAAGTTACTACAGATCAAGAACCAGCACCAGAGTTTTTTAATATAAGTAACGATACACTACGAAAAAATTACATTGATAGTTTGCAAGAAAAAACAAGATTTGTTAATTCTGTTTTTGCTGGTCTAACTAAAAATGCTAGTGGTGATGAATGGGCAGACATTCTAAGAATACCAAAAATTACTGATAGGTCAGGTAAAAAGAAAGCTGCATCACAAACAATAAGAACTAAATACGGAGACCAAATTAAAAAAATTTTAGTTACTGGTATTAATTTAGACAGTAGGCAAATTTCACAATGGCAATACGACCAACTGCAAGAAGTTTTAAAAGACTTAAAAGAAACTAGAAAAATAGCAGGTAATTTAAAAATTATATCTCAATACAAAACTGCTATAAACAGGATTTTAAACAATTACCAAATTCAAAAACATGCTACATGGAAACGTGGTTTGTTTAATGAAGCTCAAAAATATGACAACTACCAAGATTTTGAAAACTCTGTATTTAAAGAATTTAAAAATGGTAGATACTATCATGTAACCAAAGACCAAAACTTTTGGATAAACCCAGATAAAGGGCCACAAGATTTAGCAAAAGAAGCTACTGGAAGCAAACCACACAAGGGTGCACTAATGATTACATCTGACTTAGAAAATTGGAATGACTTCTACAACAAACAGGTAACATCAAAAGGTGAGCAAGTATCTAGGGATTTCGTTGCAATTGTAGATATGTCGCAAGTACCTGCAAAAGATTACAATTTCTTAGACAGGGGTTTTGGTAACGAATTTTTTATTAGGCCAAGAATTAGCAACAAAGCTAGGGTAATTAAAGTAGTTCCAATTGAAGAAGCTTTAGATGATTCAAAAAAGTTTAAAGAAGAGTTTAAGGCTAACATAAAAACCAAAGATGATTTAAAAAGATTTTACGATGAAGCAAACCAAAGATTTGAAGAAGCAACGTCAGAGAATCTTGCTAAAGCAACTAAGCAAGGGTTTAGTGGCAAGAAACCACCAAGTGATGTAGAAAAATTACAAGGTGGTGACCAAATAGCTGAAGTTAAAACAGAATTGGTGCCAAAATCAAAAGATGTTGGTGAGTACAAAGCTCTTGATAAAAAAGACCCAATTGATGGTTCTCAAAGAACTTTAACAGCTGATTTCCTTGATGCAAGAGGAAGGACTAAAACAGATCACGAAGCTGATGTTTACAACAATAAAAAACCACCAATAGACCCAAGTGAGTTAGAGTACGATACCAACTTAAACCTTGACACTTATTGGGAGAACTTAGCAGAACCACAAAGAAAACAAATTGCTGGGCTTATGTCTAACTCTATTAGTAGAGCAGTGCTTAGTCCTTTAAAATTTGTAAACCCAAACCTGTATAGACCAAATGACGAAATAGGAATATTAAGAGCTAAGTTTGAAATGTGGAGACAAAAAGAAATGGCATTAGCTGATAGTTACATAGACAGAATTATGTACTCAATGCAACAACATTTTATGTTTAACATAAAAGGTAGTGGTTTAAGTAAAAAATTATTTAGAAAAGGTCCTTTAGGTCAAAGGATTAAAAAAATAATATTTGGTGGTTTTGGTGAAGAACTTGATGGTAAAGCATTAAATTTAAAATACAGTGACAAGTTAGTAGCAAAAGATAAAGAAGGCAAGATAATAGCTAGGTATGAATTTGATAAAAGGCAACTAGAAAATGTTGACATGGATGATTACGAAAGAACTTTAGTTAGAGAGAAATGGTTAATTGACAACAACGCTTATGCTTCATCTTACTCAAGAACAATACACGACATTGTAAATTCACTTGACCCTAAACACCCATCTTATAACAGGTATGACTTAACACAAGATCAAAGAGCTTTGCTTGAATCAATACAAAAACACCAAAATGCCCAGTATAGAAAAATAGGAGAACTGTTTGACAGGTTAAAATTTGAGGACCCGGGTATGAAAACAAAAATCATAGCTAACGAAAAAGAATATTATTTTCACAGAATTGTTACCAAAAGACCTGACAAGAATGAGCAATCATTTACAAGTAGAATAATGGATACTTTAGGGTTGCAGGCAAGCAGAACAAGTGGTGTGCAAGGTAGTAAAACAGATTTTATAAAAAATAGATTATTTGAAGATATTGATGATTTACTAGATGAAGGTTACGAAGTTGTGATGAACCCTAAATATGCGTTGCAATCTAGGTTTCACCAAGGAATTGATTTGCTTGGAAGATCAATAGTGCAAAGAAGATTAGAAGAAACAGCGCCACTAAAAAGAAGGTCAGATATTTACGCAGAGTCAAAAATTAAAGCCGAACTAGATAATGAAAAAGCACAAATACAAAAAGAATTAAGCGACAGGCTAGCTACATATAATGGCGTTAGAAGGCGAATAAATGCTATTGAAAAAAGAAAAACAAGACCACCAGAAATACAGCAAGAATATCAAGAACTACTAGCACAAGAACAAACTCAGCACCCTATTGTTGTTCATTTAAAAGCAAGAAAAGATGAACTTGATAAAAGAGAAACTGGTATAAGGCAAAACTTTATGCGAACAAAATATGGTGAGTCTACAATTTTAGGTAAGCCAATACCAAAAGAAGTAGAAGAAAGTGTTCAGAAAAATTTTGGAGATTTATTTGATTACACACAAAACAAAAACTCAATTACGGGCCCGCCATTAGATTTTATACAAGGTCTAAGAGCGTTTTTAACAACTGGTGAACTATCAGTTATGGGTATACAGCTTGGTAAGTTAATTGTAAATGACCCAGTAATATTAGCCAAAGCAATGTTTAACTCAACCATAAAACATGTTGAAAGCCCCTACGCTTACATTGAAAAAAACTATGAAGCTGTTGTTACTGGCATAAAGTGGGGAGCTGTTAGTTTACCAACTGAATTTATGTACACAGGTGGTATTTCAAACTTCCCAACACAAATACCAGTTCTTGGTGCATATCTTGATGCTACAAATCAATTTTTTGAAAAAGCTGTATTTGTGGCGCAAGTGGAATTATGGAAAGCAGCAACAGAAATTAAAAAGATAAGTGATTTGCAAAAAAATGCAAGAAGAGTTGGTAGTTTTTTACCGGGTATAAGGGATGCTTCACTATTGCAAAGACATGGTATAGCTAGCAGGGCAGAGTTGTTAGGTGACTTAAATGCACTAAAACAAGATGGCGTTGATGTAGACAGGTTTAGGAAAGATTTAGCTGATTTAGGCAGTGCTATTAGAAGAGACGTTGGTACAGAAAACTATGCACAAATTGGTGTATATGGTAAACAAGCAGATTTTGAACAATTTGCTGCGTTTGCTGCAAGATTTTTTAGAGCAATTATGTCACAATTCTACACAAGTTTTAGAGGTGGTGAAGCTGGTAGATATGCAAGAAGGTCAATGGCTGGTTTTATTGGCGGAATGGGATTACTTGGCGTAGCAATAACTTATAAAAGCACAGGTAAAATGATGAACATAGACAACCCAGATAGAAGTGATTACCTGCATGCTGTACTACCAGATGGCACACAATTTCCAATTTATGGTGCATATCATCCATTTTTAAGAACTTTTGCAAGAAGCTCAAATCATGCTAACAAAGGTGATTTTGAAAAAATAGATGATGAATTTATAAGGTTGCTTGAAGGTAAAGCAGGTATAGGTCTTAATGGTCTTTTATCGTTTGCTGAATTAATTAATACAGGTGAAATTAGAACCTATGATGGCGAAATAATAGATGTATCTGCAAATGGACTTTACGTTTTGTCAAAAGAAAGAATACCTATTATTGCACAAGAATTAGGTGAATCATTAGTAGCTGAACGTGACGAAACTAAAGAACAACTTGGAATACCATTAGACGAACCAAGGTATTGGTCTATAATTGAGTTTTTAGGTTTCAATGCCAAAGACCCAGAAACTTTAAATAACGAAAGAAACAGAATATCTCAAAAACTTTATGGCAAAGATTACAGTGAAATATTAGACGAAGGTGATGCAGTTGCATTGGCAAAAATTAACAACGATCCGGGTGTAGAACTTGTGCGATTAGAATCTGCTATGCAGTTTGGTGGTTACAGAGAAGAAGCAGCTAAGATAGAAGCTTTGTATTACTACAAACAAATGAGTTTGCTTAACCAGTTGTTTTACACAGTAGATGGCAAACCAAGAGACATTACAGCAGCAAGCATACGTGAATTTAGAAGAGACAGCCAAGAAACGGCAGATTACATTAGGGGTAGAAGAGATCAAAATAGGGAAACTAATGGTGCTGATTTTCTTGATGAAACAAGAAATGACCCTAGAAACCAAAATGAAGCTGCCTTGTACGATTATTACGAAATAATTGACAACTCAGTAAGAAACCAAGTTTTTGATGGTGCATTGTTTGTGGAGTTAATAGAAGAACAAGAAAAGAAATGGACAGACGAACAAAACGAATACATTAAAGAGTACAGAGCAAGAAAAACTTATGCACCGGGCTACGAGTACCTAAGTGACTTTAACAACCCGCTAAATGGTGCGGAGTATGACAAGGCAATAAGAGAAGCAAGAATTACAGCTAAAGGTGGCAATGCTGGTTATTTAAACTTAGCTAGGCTTTACATTTACAAAAAATATTTAGACCCGAACCCTAATGATGGACTATTAGACATAAGGCAAGAAAGAAATGAACCAGTAGCTACACCAACACCTAGGCCAACACTAAGTGAAGCCCTTGGAGAACCAGAATTATTTCCTGAGTTTAAGTGATTGACGTTAAGACTAACGTAAATTATCATATACTTAAACTATTAACGAGGATACATGGTGACAGATAACACTCCTTCACAGGAAAACACAACTGAAACTCAACCAGAAGCACCACAAAATTCTGAGCCTACACAGGTTCAGAGTGATGAAACTGCATTACTTGGTGACGGGGATCAGGCGCAAGAGCCCAGTGGAGTAGAATCAAACGAACAATCTTCTGCGGATACTGAAGCTGAACAAAAAAGCTTTACACCAGAAGAAGTTTCTAAACTACAAAGTGCAGAGCACAAGAACCAAGATAAACTTAAAAAGCAATTAGTTGAAATGCAAGCACGCATGGAACAACTTGAAGCCGAAAATAAAAGAGCTACCCAACAGGAAACTCAAAATATGATTGAGCAAAAGAAAGTCCAGTATGCAGAAAAACTTACAGCTGACTATGTAGATCAAGGTTATGATGCAAACGCCGCAAGAAGAATGGCAAATCGTCAGGCAGCTGATGAAGCAGCTATTTACATGCAAAGGGTAGAACTTAATCAGGAAAAAGAAAGATTGGCACAGCAAAGAGAAAAGAACCAACAAGAAAACAGATTAACCACAAAACATAAAATAGCCAACCAATATGGCATTGATCCGTCAGCTTTAGATGTTTTTACAACACCTGAGCAAATGGAAAACTATGCTAAAGTAGCTGGCAAACTTGTGCAAACTGGCAATCAACTTGCTAGTTCTGGCCCTAGCCACAATACTGCTGAAAGTATTGCAGCTGATGGCAGTCCGCAAAATGAACAAAGTTTAATTCAAAAATATTTAAGCGGAGATAGAAGCCAACAATCATCAGATGCCGTAAGGCGAATGATGGGCAGATAAACTCCGATTAAGGAGCAAAATGGCACAAACTAATACTACTGGGAACTTAGAAAATGCCCAGAATATTATTCTAGCAGCAGCTAGATTTACTGAAGAGCACAATGCGCCAGCTGTTCAACTTGTTGAAAAGTTTAATCTTTCACAAGGTGCAAAGCAGGTGACTGTGCCTAAAGTAAGCACAATGTCAATGTCCGATCTAACAGATGGTCAAGACATTGTCGATGAAGAAGAAATCGGAATGACTACTACTGATCTTACAGCATCAGAAGTAGGAGCTAAGATTATCATCACTGATAAATTACTAAGACAACAAAACGATAACGTCTTTACAATTGTCGGTAGACAAATGGGGGATGCTATGGCTAGGAAAAAGGACACAGATGTGCACGACTTGTACTCTGGGTTCTCAAACCAATTTGGTGGTAACAAAGCACTAACAATATCTTTGTTAGGTGCATGTATCGCTAACGCTAAAGCAAACAAGTTTGGTAACGAACTTTACTTCATACACCACCCTAACGCTATTTACACTCTTGCTGCATCAAGCATTAGTGCACTAGCTGGTGGACAACCTATTCCACAGGGTTACTCACAAGAATTTCTAGGAAACTTCTACAGTGGTATTAAACCACTTAACGGAGTTCCTGTGTTTGAAGATGGTAACCTTGCAGAAAACATCAACGCAACAAACGATGCAACTGGATTTATTGGTGCTAGGGAAGCAATAGCTTACTTAGAATCAGTAGAACAAAATGTTGAACGACAAAGGGATGCTTCACTAAGAGCTACTGAAGTTGTTATGACATCAGATTATGGTGTGTTTGAACTTGATGACTCTAAAGGAGCAGGTGCTACGTACGACATTGCAGACTTGACTACATAAGGAGAATAGATGGATTACTTGGAAAGAAAAAAGCTACAGGAAGAATTAAAAGACATTGGTTACAAACAAGAAATGTTAGATTCTTGGCAACCCAAAGTTGACCTGTACTGGCATAAAGATGTGATTAGCGCAACTGGTGGAGACATAATAAAGCCAAAAGGCTCTGTTTTGAGAAACCAGCCCGGTGATCCTGCAACTTTAGCTAATTTAGGTAGGCGTGGAGCACTTTCTTTTCCACCATCTGAGACTTGTGTTTGTAAGCACTGTCAACTAGAATCAAAAGAGAATGAACTTCCTAGAGATAAATCTGGGAAGTTCGTCTCAAGTAAAACTGAATAACTGGGTGTAAAGATCAGACGAGCCCAGAATAATCTTTTCGACTGATCGCAGGACTTTGAGCCTGTTTAAGATAACCTAAAAGGGGGTTTAATATGGCATTTCCATTAACAGTAAATTTGGCTTATGGCATGGAGAAGGTGGAATCAGCTTCTCAAAAACACAAACTAGGTACAAGAGGTGTTCTACCTGATGGTAGAGTATTCTGGTACGCAAAAAATAGTTCTGCTGCAATATCAACAGCAGGAATGATAGTAGATGGTTCTGCATTAGTAGCAGCACACGACATGGATGTACCGCCTACAGCTGCACAAGCAGTTGGTACTACCGAAGTAAGTTTAGAAGTTCCTACAACAGACTTAACTAAAAACCAATACGCAGATGGATACTTAGTATTTAACGATGAAGCCGGTGAAGGTGAAATATATAGAATAAAATCTCACCCTGCACATGATGCTTCAGAAGATGCTACAGTGTTAATTACATTAGACGAGCCTGACGGGCTTAGAACAGCAATAACAACTGATACTGAAGCACAATTAGTTTACAATCCTTACACAGATGTAAAACTTATTGATGGTGATGGTACGCAAACTACAGGTCCGCTTGGAGTAACAACCATACCTGTGACAGCTAGTTACTACTGCTGGATACAATCGTCTGGGCTATCTTCTGTTGCAGTTAGTGGTACAACTGCCCTAACACTTGGTGACTCTATTGAAGTTTCCCAAGTATCAGGACAGAGTGGTACAGCTACACTTTGTGATAGTTCTGGCGCAACCGACCTTATGCCAATAGGAACAGCTATGGGAGTAGCATCAGTTTCTGGTGACAAAGGTTTGGTAATGTTAAGTATCAGATCATAAATAATTGAATATTTGTAGCGGGCCAGTTTCATTTTTGACCTTCAAGACAAAATAAAGTTACAATCCGGTCCGCTACATAAAGGAGCATTATGGACATTTGGACACCACCTTCAGCTACACATGACGTATCTTTCCGCTCAGGAACATTAAAAGATGGCGACACAACTACAACTCATGTAGTGCAAGCCGTTGACCATGTAACAGGTAAAACTGGTAAAGTTGTTGTTGTTGCCGAAACAGATATAGAACAAGCAAGGCTAGAAGATATTATTGGGCAAGCTGTTGAGAACTGGATGGTTCAAGTTCGTGAAAAGGCTCAGAAAAAACAAGGCAAAAAAGCACCGGTAACTTTAGAAGAAAAGAAAAAAGTGGGTGCTGCCATACGTGAGTACATAAAAGAAAAGCGTAAAATCATGGAAAGTACAAACAATAAATTATATTACTGATGCCAATAAACACTAACAGCAAAACAAGAAAACAAATACGTCAGTCAATAGGTGAAATGACAGGTGCAATGGTTACTGGTACTGTAAACGGCACAGGAACATCAGCACAAGTTATAGATAGCAATGGGTTGACTGGCGGTGATGACGAATACAATGGCAGGTTTATAGCTATTAGTGATGCTGGTACGGCAGATGCAGAATACAGGCGAGTAACAGACTATACTTCTAGTAGTACAACTTTGGCGCTTCAAACTGCTTTATCTTTTACCCCAACCACTTCAGATACTTATGAGCTTTGGGATGAACGCATGCCACCTGAGCGTGTAAATACTTTAATTAACGATGCAATAGAAGAACTGTCGCAAACATTTTTGGTGCCTGACCAAGACGAATCATTGTTTGGCACAAATAAAGAAAGAACTTACACAATACCAAACAATATAAAAATATTAAGTAACGTAAAAGTTAGAAATAAAGTTACACACAAATTGTTAAATCATGCTAACTCTGACGATTGGGTGGCTGGTACTTCGGGTCCTGCTTTAACTACTGTATCAAAAGATACAAACGAATTTAGGCAGGGTGGTGCATCACTAAATTTACTAAACTCTAGCTCTAGTATTGCAGATGGTACAGTTTTAGCATACAAAAATTTATCGGGTGCAGTTGATATTAGTCACACTGATAAAATTGAGTTTTGGGTAAAAAGTTCTACCGCACTGTCATCTGGTAGTTTAGAGTTAGAACTTAGAGAAACAGACAACACAGGCACAACAAGAGAAACATTGTCTTTGCCTGCATTATCTGCAAATACATGGACAAGGTGTAACATAACTCTTACTAATCCTTGGCTTGATACCGCTATAAAGTCTTTACAATTCGTTTCTAACCACGCTACAGAGCTAGATAGTGCTGAGATATGGGTAAACCAAATACAGGCTATAGCATCAAACACAGAAGAGTTTGAAGATATGGGAAGGCCCGGCTGGTTGTGGCGTGTAAACAGGGAAGATCAAACACTTAACTTTTCACCAGAAGGTAGAGCAAAAATATCTAATCAAAAAATTAAACTTGTTGGGTTTGATACGCCTGCAAAACTTACTACTGATAGTGCAACGTGTGAAATAGATGCAACTACTGTAGAGTTTTTAGCTGCTGCAAGATTATTGCAAGCTATGTCAGGTGGTAGGCTTACTGATGTTGATGAGTCTAGAACACTTGCAAATCAATATAGATTATTAGCAGCTGACAGAATGTCAAGAGAACCAACTTATTATGGAGTTGAAACAAAATAATGGCATCGGTAGTAGATAAAAATGAAATACTGCTAAACAATGTAAGATACCCAATCAGTCAACCACCAAGAAAAGTTTTAACATCATTGTTTGCGCCAAAGATTACTGTAGGTGATACAAGCCCACAAGCACAGCAACACGTTTCTACAATAGCATTTGATGACTTTAGAGGTGGTATTGGCATAGAAAGAGGTATTGATAGTAGCACATCTGACAGGTGTTGGTTTAGTGATTTAACATTAAGATTTAAAGATCATCTAATACTAGGGCCACTTAGCAATGAGTTAGATGCGCCTTCTGGCACTGCAAATATTACAACAATACACGATTACAACAACCAACTATTTGTAACATTTGGCTCATCCCTTTATGAATTACAAGCTGGTTTAAACTATAGTAGTATTTCTACATTGGCAGGTTCGCCAACTGATGTAACAACTTTTAGAATTAGTGGTACACTATTTATTTTTTGGGCAGCCAATACTGACGGGTACTCATTTTCAAGCAATGGAACATCTACAACTAACTCAGATGCTTTTACACCTAAGTTTTTAGCAGTATGGAACGACAGACTGTATGGTATTTCTGAAGCAGGATTGCTTGCATATTCATCTAACGGAACTTCATGGACAAATGATGCACAATTAAACTTGCCAGATGACAGTGTAACTGACTTGTTTGTAGGAAGGGATGTAGCAGGTAACCCTATACTGTATGCAAATACTAAACAAGGACTATTTGTACACGACAATACAAACACTAAATTTTTAGAAAGCGAAGTAACATTTCCGTTTCATCCATTAGGCGGACAAGGTACAGTTAAATGGCGTGATGCAATATATTTTCCTGTAGGACTAGGTGTATACAAGTACAAAGTTGCCGATACAAGTACACTTACAGTGGTGGGCCCTGACAGAGACCATGGGCTACCAATAGAAAAACGTGGCAACATTAGGAAGCTAGTTGGTACACACAACGACTTAATTGCTTTATGTGACGGCACGTCAGGTAGCGAAGGGTTGCTGTTTGCCGGTGGTGCAAATGGTTCTGATGGTGGATTTTTAGGGTCAGATGTAATAGACAATACTGGCACAAGTACAGTTTTAGCTTTTAATGAGCTAGGCTATCAAGTCTTGTGGTCTGGAACGTCATCAGAAGAAGTTGTTACAGAAGCTTTTGTTTCTACAGCATTAAGGTCAAGCGACAATGACCCGGAGTACAGGTTATGGTTTTCTGCCGGTAACAAACTGTACTACCAAACTTTAAGTAAAGATATTATTAACCCTGACCAAACAACATCATTTGAGTTTGCAGAAACTGGTAGTATACAACTTCCTAACTTTGATGCTGACGATATTACGTCTGACAAGTTAGCAATTAAATTAAAAATAGAAACCCAAGGTTGCACATCTACAGAGACAATAACACCATTTTTTTCTATTGATGATGCTACACAGACTGACGGAACAATAAGCTACACTAGGTTTACAGACTCATCAGGCAGCAATATTGCTATTACTTCTGATGGTGTAACAGAATTAGACTTTTTTGATTCTAACAATGACCCTGTAGGTAAAACATTTAAATCAATAAGGTTTAAGATGGATTATGCACGTGGTACTACTAAAACTGTAAGCCCTGCAATAACAAGAATGGAGTTTAGTTTTAGAAGAAAACTAGAGCCTAAGTTTGGTTTCCAAGTAACAGTAAACTTGATGATGCCAAAAGGCAGGAAAACATACAAGGGTAAAACAGCCGCAGAACTACAAAATAATTTAACAACAGCTATAAATTCTAATGAATTGGTAGAGTTTACTTACAAAGATAACAACACATCACAAACTTATTATGTTGATGTAGCACAAGTATCTGGTTTAGAACTTACAGGCACAGACGAAAGGTTTACTAAAAATATAACATTGTTGCAGGTATAAATGACTACTAGAGACTTTGACATAGCACAACCACGTGAAAGACAAGTATTACAACCGCCAGCAGATTTTCCGGGTTCTTACCCAGAATATATTACCTTCGTTACTTTGCTAAGGCTAGGAAAAAGCCCAGTAACAGATTTTATTTACCAGTCAAGACAGTTTGGCGGCAGGCTTGACAGGGGTGGATTAGTAATAGACTTTGCATTTATTGATCCGCCTGATTTAGCAATTAACGTGCAAGGTGTATACTATCATTATGAACAAGGTTCAGTTAATATAGCAAGAGACTTAATTGCTAGAGAACAATTAGCTTCACAAGGTGTAACCTTAATATTTGTGGATGACATTGACTTAGAGTCAAATCCAGAATATTTTATAAGAGAAGCGTTAAATTATAGAGATCACTCTAGAATAGGAGCAGGGTAATGTCTGAATTAACAGGATATTTATTTGACAATACAGGCGCAGCAATACCAAGCGCTACTGTACAACTTTTGACTAAAAACACCAGTACACAGGTTGCATCTACCAGTACAAACTCAGATGGTAAATGGAGTTTTAGTGGCCAACCAGCAGCAGCTTATGATGTTAAATTAACTTTTGGTTCGTCAGTCAGGTTTATTAAAGGTGACCAAGAAGTACAAGCTACTATGGGTGAGTTTATTAGCAGTGAAAGCAATTCAACATACCCATTAAGAGTAGAAAACGCTACTAATAACGCATCAAACGCAGTATTAGAACTACGTGGTAACAATTCTACAAGAGCAGATGGTGATGAAATTTACGTATCTTTTAAATTAAATGACGATGGTGGTAATTCAACAGAATTTGCTAGGATAACTGCCGAAGCTAACGATGTATCAAATGGTTCAGAAGATGGTGAATTAAGGTACTCTGTGATGAGTGGTGGAAGTCTAACAGAAGTATTTGTAATGAGTTCTGCTATAGGTGGTGGTACTGCATTTGATATAACAACAAGCACAGTAAGTATGGCCACAGATAGTTTTACTATTAAATCGGAAGATGATGGCTCTCCTGCTGTTCTTAAATTACAAGCAGATCAAGGCGATGACAATGCTGATAAATGGCAGGTTAGTGTAGCTGATGGTGGAACACTAACTATAAATAGTGAAATTAGTGGTTCAGCAGTAGCGCACATGACATTGACACCAAACTCTACTGTAACCAGCTCCACTGTAGCTTTTGCAGGTTTAGTTACTACAGCAGGAAATCTAACAGTTGGTGGCGATTTGACAATTACTGGTGATGATTTATTTATGGGTACTAACACAGCAGGTATGTTGTTAATAGCAGATGGTACAAACTTTAACCCAACATCAATTACAAGTTTATCTGCAATATCGTCAATAGGAGCAGCTGATACTTTGTTAGCAATAGACGATACTGATGGCGCTTTAAAAAAAGTTACAAGGTCAACACTTGTATCTGGTCTTGCATCAGGAACTATGACAGACGTAGTAGATGATACATCACCAGAACTTGGTGGAGATTTAGATGTACTAGAAAGAGCAATAGTAACAGGTGCTAGTAATAGAAACATAGCACTTACACCACATGGTACAGGTGTAG